ACAACCAGGGTGGGATAATAGAGTAAATTATTATGTTGAAATGTAATACTATGAAAAATATTAAGAATTTAATAATCGATTTAAAACTATAATAAGTTATTAAATAAAGATGGAAAAGAGCATCATAGAAAAGAGCATCATGGAAAAGAGCATCATGCAAAAGAGCATCATTACGAGTTTAACCCCAGAAGAATTAAGCACGTTACAGCGTTCATTGCGTGATAGACTCATTGTCGTAAAATTTGGGGCAGAATGGTGTGCGCCCTGTAAAAAAATCAAACCCCTCTGGAATGAATGGATTTCTATTGCCCCAAGTAATATTGTCATTGTAGATATTGACATAGACGAAAGCATTGATTTATATGTTCAACTCAAAGCGAAAAAAATGGTAAAAGGTGTGCCGACGATTCTGGCCTTTGCTGGAGACGTCAAGCGCGATCAATGGTATATTCCTGATGATTCTGTTTCGGGTGGAAACGAAGGCGATGTGAAAAATTTTATGAATAGATGTTTTATGAAAGCAAAAACGTTGACGTAATAATAATAGGCGCATTAATATGTTAGTAATTCATTATAACTTTCTTATATAGATATAATGAATTATTCTGATTTAGATATGAATATAGATAATTATGAATTACACGATTTATTAGATTTATTTCATTTAGATTATAATTTTAATGAAGAAGATTTGAAAAAAACCAAAAAAACGGTTTTAATGACACATCCAGATAAATCTAAACTACCAAAAGAATATTTTTTATTTTTTACTGCAGCGTATAAAATAATATATTCTATCTATGAGTTTAGATATAAATCTATAAAGCCGAATGGAACCGAGAATATTAAAGCGAATAAATATACAACTGAAAAGGATGAAGAGCGAGAGATATTATTAACTAATCTAAAAAAACAACCGAATTTCAATAAAATATTTAATGAACTTTTTGAAAAATATAGTATAAAGGATAATGAAACCGAAGGCGGGTATGGGGATTGGTTAAAATCTGAAGAAGATCTGGATAACACTAGAACGACCATGAATGAAATGAATGAAAAATTTGAATTAAAAAAGAAAAAAGTTCAATCCATTATAGTTCATAAAGAGGTTGAGGAAATGGATAGTGGAAGTGGGCATTTTGAATTAACCCGTGATAAACCCGACTATTATTCTTCCTCGTTATTTAGTAGTCTTCAATATGAAGATTTAAAAAAGGCTCATGTGGAAAGTGTTATACCTGTAACCCAAGAAGATTATCAAAATCGTAAAAAATTCCGAAATGTGGATGAAATGCAGAGGTATAATGCGGAACAAAATTCAGAACCTTTATCTTTAAAACAAGCAAATGAGTATTTAAATCAGAAAAAATCATTCCAAGATAAGAATGATGTTAGTCGGGCATTTAAACTCGCAAAACAAGATGAACAAGCCAGGAAAGCAAATGTTGGCTGGATGAGCGGGTTTAAACAGTTATTGTAAAGTACATCGAAGTTAGGACGGCCTTACTAAGAAAGAGGAGACATTGGCTTTTAAAGTAGGCCGTGGATAGACGGACATAATGCCTTTAAGTTGTTTTTTGTTCTCTCCACGAGCATATTTATCTTTCAATACTGTAAGTTCGGCAATATAGTCTTCAATCCAAGGAGCATCAGCTAAGAATTGTTCGCCATTAATGAAACATAATTGTGGTGGAATATTATTTTCTGGTTTACGTTTATATTCCTTGCCTGTAAACAAAATGATGTAATTTATATCTTTTGATGGACATGTATCATTGAAGTATATTTCAAAACTGTCAGTTTTTTTCACTTCAATATTTAAACCGATACCGCCGACATTGCGGAAATCTTTGGATTGTTGGCTACCAGCCGGTGTAAATGTCAGTCCCATTCCAATGAAAGTTTCCTCGATTTTTTCTATTACTTTTCTCTCACTATTTTGAGTATCTCCTTTGATCGTACGGGTAGATTTAATAAATTCCATAGAGATAACGGAATTTAAAACAAGTATAATTCTTTGGAAAAGGATTTGTGCTGGCGTTGTCATTTTGGAATATGCTTTTTATAGACATTAAAAAAACGATTTCAATTTTTTTTGTATAAAATGTTAAGTATAGTATATAGTATAGTATAGTATATAGTATAGTATATAGTATAGTATATCAAAAAATTGAAATGCTTTTCTACTAGATAGAGAAGTCATTACCCAGCAAACAACAAACAACAGAAAATGTCCTCATATGAATCAATCCAAAAGGAAAATGCCGAATTACGTAAAATTGTTGAGAATCACGCGGAGGAAATTGAACGCTGCAAAAGTGTTATATACCAATTAGTCGGCGGGCTATTTAACCAGAAAACCCAAAAGTGTATTGGTAAGTCGCATGTCAACGTATTGTATGGAACCAGCAATGAGGATGAAGAAGAAGAAGCCAATGATTCTGAAGCCAATGATTCTGTCTGGCCGACGACGCGCCAAGGTGACGAACATGAAGAGCGTATCCGCAAAATGGAGGAAACCGTGAGGAAGTTAGAAGAACGGATAGTTAGTTTTGAAAAGAAAAATTTGTTGTAACCGAATAAACCAATAAACAATAATAAAAAAAGAAAAATAATAAAGAAAAATAAAGGCATTGTAAGTGTCTTTTTTTACTTTTCTACTATAATTATGTAGGAAAATAGTTAGATGATAATAAAGTATTACATCATATTTTTTTAATAATATTTAAAAAATATGATGTAATAGTATATATATGAAAAGTCCAAATTATTTATATTCATTCATTTTACTTGGAGCCGCAAGTTTTCTCTACAATAGATATAAAAAACAAACGGAAGACGATGAAGGGATGAAACAATACGAGTTAGTAAAAAAATATCTTCTTAATGACTCTTCTTTAGCAAAAAGTAAAAAACCAATTATTTGGATTCATATGACGTATGAAGTCAATGCCAGGTGGTGGCCAAGTTTTAATTCAAGAAATTCAGACTGTTTAAATCAGCCTTATATCTATTTAACTTTAAAATCTATTATAGATAAATGTGGCAATAATTTTAATATTTGTATGATTGATGATGATACCTTTGCGAATATACTGCCTGGCTGGGCGGTAGATTTAAATCTGGTAGCGAACCCCATAAAATCAAAATTAAGAGAATTAGCCTTAGCCAAAGTTCTTTATAATTATGGCGGGGTTGTGGTGCCGAATTCATTTATTTGTTTTCAGAATTTAATAGATACTTATAATACTTATACCAGCAATAATAAAATGTTTGTAGGGGAATTGTTAGATAGGAATAGCACCTCGCAACAAGTGAATTTTTTTCCTAATACAAAATTTATGGGTTGTGAAAAAGAGAATTCAACGATGAAAGACTATATTGCTTATTTAGAAACAATGAACTCCACTGATTATACAGATGAAAGTAATTTTCTCGGCGCTTACGGCAGATGGTGTAATGAAAAAATTGTAAATGGGGAAATGAATTTACTTACAGCTGATAAGTTAGGTATGAAAGATACTCTTGGCAAACCGGTTACCATTGAACGCTTAATGGGCAATACCTATATAGATTTGCCTGGAACAGTAAAAGGCTTATATATACCGGCAGATGAAATCCTAAAAAGAAGTGCGTTTCAATGGTTTGCGCGTTTATCGGCCAAACAAGCACTGGCGTCTGATACAATCATCAGTAAATATCTAGTGATATCAAATTAAATACATGTTCGCATCTTATGAAATAAAAAATACATTATTATATTTTTTATTTATGGTTTATTATATTTTTTATTTATTTATTTATATTTTCTATTTTCTATTCATATTTTCTATTGTATATTTAGTCATCCAGGTCTGCTTCCAAGAGGGGTTCAACCATCGGCCCAGCGAAGAATTCCTGTAAAATCTTAGGCCCGTGAGAATCAAACCCACAAAAGTCTATCATGCCTTTGTCCTCGGGATCGGCAATGGAAATATCTGACGCCTGTGTAGCAACGACTGCCAGCTTTGCTTGAATGCCGAGTGCCTTGCGATATTGCTGAAGCGCAATGGATGGTTTGATACCACTATTCACGTCATTATCAGTTAATACCACAAACCCGTCATACAAGCGCCGAAACTTCATGGCTTGAACAATTCCCTTTGAAATATCAGTTGTCGCCCAATCACTGCGTTGAACTGCGGTTAATACATTGTCAAATGTTGCCTTTGCGTGAATAAGGTCTGAGACATCCATTAGACCTTCATTGCCCCTTCCGCTTGTGAATAAATAGAAGGAATGGCTCACTGGATTGGCATTACCAAGTATATCTGCGTTTGCTTCTGCTCGTGCGAAGACCATTGCGAGCAAGGCGGCCGCTTCGGCATTTGTAACACCTTCGCAGAGTGAATCGCATCCCATAGATCCCGAACAATCAATCAAGAAACACAAGCGCTTTCCAGTTGGCCTAACATTTTTGAAACTAAGATAAAACATTTCTTGTAAGACTTTCACCATTTCTTGATTTGGGGTCCAAGAGTGTTTGCTCATCTTACCGTGGCCTTTCCGATAAGTAAACCATGCGGTTAATACATGTACTGGATGAATACGTGATTTCGCAATCACTTCGGCATTTTTTAAATGGTTTACAACTAACTCTAAAACGTGCGCATCATCAAAGACACCTAGCCGCGTTAAATTGGCTAAATTGCGCAACAGAGCAGTCATCGGCATAGTAACCTTTGTATGTTCTTCGTTGGTTAAAAGCGCAAGTTGAACTGGCGTCATTGCGAGAGCGGCAGTAGGCACTTGCTCACGTGTTAAGCGAAAATGGCGAATTGTTTTCAACAAGAATTCTAACTTTTTTGGATTTTCCAATTCAGTCATATTTTTACAACAATCAATTGCTTTCAAATATTTGTAGGTCGAACTTTCCAATAAAGTGTGCTTTGTGGCCAATTCAACCATTTTATCTGAACCATCAACAATAAATCGCAACACTAAATCGGTTTCTGTTGCTGGTCCATTATTTTTAGTCTTGGCTGGTTTATCCGTGCCATCCTTGTCTTTAAATACACGGTCATCGCCCGAACCAGTTTTTGTGTGAATGCACTTGAGTAAATCCTTAATGCCCCATTCCCCGCGACTCATATACTTTGTAATCTGATACCTAAGCTGTTCTGGGGTTTTTGCTAAAATCCATTCGCTTAATGCCCTCTTTACTGCTCGCCCAAATCCCTTTGTTTGGATGCCATCTGAATTTGGGGTTTTAGAATGAAAATTTTTCCAGGAATAAATCTGCGAAATCGTGCGATACTCTTTAATAAATTCAAGAGCGGACTTTCGCAGTAAAACATCGCT